TTTTTAAAGGTAAGTAATTAAATTAATCCAGATTGACACTAACGACTTTATATTGATGTCAATTTGGATTAATCCTATTATTTAAATAATAATAAAAACACATCATATAAAATCGTTTGTGCCATTTTGGTTTAATTTGTATTTTTTTTCTATACTTTATATATAAATGATTAAAGTGTTAGAATTATTTTCTGGGACTGGGTCGGTTGGTAAAGTTTGTAAAGAGTTAGGGTGGGAATCATTATCATTAGATTTAGAACTGGACGCAGATATTAAAATAAATATCATGGATTGGGATTACAAAAAATATCCTAAAAATAGTTTTGATATTATCTGGGCTTCTCCACCTTGCACTTATTATTCTAAATTACAATATTGTTGGATAGGTAAGAAGAAAAAAAAAGATAATGGTAAAATTACAACACACGAAACAATAGAACAAGATAGATTGGAGAGTGATAAATTAATGAAAAGAACATTTGAAATAATTGAATATTTCAATCCTCATTACTGGTTTATAGAAAATCCATATAGTTGTTTAAGAAATAGAGAGGTAATGAAAGATAAACCTTATTATGTTGTTGATTATTGTAAATATTGTGATTGGGGATATAGAAAGAGAACATGTATCTGGACTAATAAAAAGGATTTCAAACCATTGACATGTAATAATGATTGTGATAATATGATAGGTACATTACATAAAAACAGAATGGGTACAACAAAAACAATTATGGATAATGGTAAAATCATAAGAGTTAATACTGCATTTTTAAGAAAAAAATATAAATATTATCCTAACATTCAATTGAAACATATTAAATCAGTTGAAGGTGGTAAAAAAGGAGCTGGGAAAATGCATAGAACAGATGATAAGTTAGAGAGGTATAGAGTGCCACCAGATTTAATTTACTCATTATTTTTAGACGGAGAAGGTTATTAAATCATTTTTTCTTCTTCATGCCTTTTTTTAGTCGCTTACCTACTACTAACATTAAATCATTACCTTTTATTTTTTTCATACGATAAGTATTCTGGTTAAATAATTTAGGGTCTAATTGTCTGTATCTTCGCAGATTCTCTGTGATGTCAACTTTTTTCACTTTATAACCATTATCTTGAATCCACTTCTCTGCTTGTTTTTTTGTGTATTTTTTCTTATTAAATAATACTGATTGAACCTCCATTTTATCGTTTTATAATTATACAAATAAAATATTTCTATAATTATAATGAGTAAAAAAGTCCCAAAAGTTTTAAAGGTTAATGATGCACTTGAAACAAATAAATATAAACCGATTCATCCTCACCTACCAAAACCACAATTTTTAACTTTATGTATAGGGTCGGTGCGTAGTGGGAAGACTAACTACCTCATCAACGCTTTGAGAAATGGAGATGATTTCTATGGAGATGATTACTGGGATTATTATAAAATTATCTCTAATACGATAAACAACGATACAAAAGGTAAATATTTTAAAGATGCGTTTGTAGATGTAGAAGACCATTACACCGACCAAATGATAAAAGACCTTGTCGCCTCACAACAGAAATATGACAGAGAAGATATGCCAACCATGTTAATTTTACTGGATGACATCCTCTCTCGTGATTTCAAAAAAACTAATGATATATCATTTTTATGTAGTAAGTTTCGTCATTATGAAATGTCAATTTTTTTAACAACACAATCATTTAGGTCTGTCTCCAATATCATTAGAAACAATGCAACGAACATACTCATATTTCGGCAAAATAACCAAAAGGAACTTGAAAAGATAAAAGAGGAGTACAGCGAGTTATGTGGGAGCGAAGAATTATTTATGACATATTATAATCTGGCACACGACCAACCATATTCATTTTTATATATAGACGGACAAACCAACCCAGCTCGTTTCTATCGTCGCCATGAGACGCTACTGGGTATAGGTAAGAAAAAGGTAATACAAGAAGAACCAAAAGAAATAGATGATGATATATTTTCACAAGCGAAATCAAAAGATAATAAAGAATTAAAAATGAAAAAACCAAAGAAGGATGATGATGTTAAAGATTTATATTTCGGTGATAAAGATTTATAAATTATTTTTCTCTTTGAATGTATTTTTTTTAATCGTTTTATTATGTTTTCTTTTTTATAATATTTAATATAAAAATGGCGATTGATTTATTCGGTAATGATAGTGCAGTAAACCAACAAAATAACCTTAATGCAGAAAATGTAGCACTTCGTAATGAAGCACAAGACTGGAATAATAAAATACAAACACAATATAATCAAGATAAAGCCAGTGAAAGTTTAACTGATGACGCAACATATTCAAAAGATTTAGTAGGTAATGTCATGGGGTCATTCGGTCTTAATCAAGCATATAAAGGTAGGAAAGAGAGACTAATTGAAGATGCCAAAAAGAGACTGGCAGAAATTACACCCAGTGAAGAAGTACCAGACCCAGCTCCCACACCGGATGAAGATGTCCCCGCTTTTGATGGCAATGCTCCTTCTCTCCAATTATCTGGTGGGACAGACGACGCTGGATATAACCCAGCAGACGCTTCAAGCGAGCCACCAGCAGAATCTACATCAACAGATAATCCACCACCAGTAGATGAGGATGCAGATGAAGGACAAACACCAGAGGATAATGTTGAAGGTGAGCCACGCCCAGCATACTTAAATGGTGGTACAGCAGAGGAGGAAAGTGCATTGAAAACAACGATAGGTGATACAGAGGCAGAGCCAACATTATTAGGTATGGGTTTAAGTAAGGTAAGTGGTGGTATGTTAGGTGAAGAAGCCGCCAAAACAATCGGTAAAGTAGGAGGTGCGGTGACGAGTGGGTCTGTCGCTGGTATTGATTTAGTTGAAGGTATAGATAATTTAAAAAATAAACAAAACTTTTTCGGTAAAGACCATGACTGGGAAGATGTCGTAAGTAAGTCTACTCAAATGATTGCTGGGGCGAGCGACCTTGCTGGACTTATACCAGCCGTAGGACCGGAAATTGCGGCTATCGGTAATGTGATAGGTTTAGTCGGTGGTGTCGTAGGTATGTTCGGCGACCATAAGAAAAACTTACAAAACGACCAGAATGTAGAAGATGAATTAAACCAGAAAAAACAATTACCAACTACCAGAGCGGGAGACCAAGTTGCAAGTGTATCTCAATCTACTCTCCAACAACAGACCGCATAATCCAACATGGCACAAACGATTTTTTTAACTATTTTAGTTAATTAATCCAAATTGACACTTCATAATATCTTGTTATTGTCAAAATGGATTAATCAATTATTTAATTATAAATAAAAATTAAAGGGGTACACCTCATAATTAAAAAAACACAAGATAAAATGAAATCAAATTTTTTTTTGATTATCATAGAAAATAGAGAGAAAAAAAAATCACATATTTTTAGATTTATTTTTGATTAAAATTATTTACCTACCTTTTTTTGTGCCATTTCATGAGCCGCCTTAAATGACATACCTTCCATCATTCTCTTTTTCATTAAATCCATGTGTTTCTTCGTATGATGTGCTGAATGTTTTTGCAATCTTTTCAATTGAGCGTCAGTTAATTTTTTCTTCTTCATAGGAGGTTTCATAGGAGGTTTTTTTCCACCAGATTTAGAACCATACATTTTTATTATAAATATATTTATATTATTTTTTTGATTTCCTTTTTTTCTTCAAATGGGATTTATCTACTTTATGTGCTTTTGATTTAGGATTAATAGCCGCATAAACTCTTGCGTACGCCCACTGCTCTGCTGATTTAACTTGTGGTCTCACGCTACTGGGATTCGTTTTGAATGCACCTACTCCTTTGTTAAAAATTGTTTTCAATCCAGACAGCTCATATCCAGTTGTTTTACTAATATCCTTTAATGAGTGTGATTTAGAGAGAGGTTTAAATCCATATTTTCGGTTGTAATCTTGTTTATATGTCATTTATAAATAAGATATATAAAAATAATTTAAAAGAAAAAAGAGAAAATTAAATATTTATTCAATCTCACATGTATCTATTTCATATTTATTTTTGCCATCACCACCATCCTCTTTGTGATAGAAACCATATATTTCATTGCAAAAATCTAAATAATCTTGATTGATAAAATGTCTGGTAATCTTCTTTGTATATTTCTCACCAGTAGGTTTCAATACACTCTTCGCACCATTAACAAACTTATCACCTTCTATCTCGTTTCCATGACTATCAACCATAACACTTTTCATTTTTTCAATCAGTTTAGAAGTGGCTTGTGTTTCAATAATTTTTTTACCAAACATTAATTTCATAATACGGATTATCGTTGATTTAACTTGTGCTGGTTGTTTGAAGTCTAATTTTTTAGAGCGTGTACGAAATGTCAGCTCATATTCTTTCTGCATTTTATCTGCACCTTGATTAGTCATAATTTTAGACATTTTAATTTCATTATCATCATTATCCCATGATAATCCAGTTATTTCAACTAATTTTTGTGTATAGATAAATCTGGATTGTGAAGACTGATATTTTTGTGAATCAAAATCTTTTTTCTTTTCCAGTATATCACTTAAACCTTGAATATCTTTATTGAAATATGAGTTAGTCCTAAACAACCTCTCTAATTCTTGTGGGTCTCTCATAAACACATTATATTTTTCGTCTCCTACCTTTTCAAAAGGTAAATTAATTAATTCAATAATATCACACCATGTCTCTGGTAAATATTTTCTCAATAAATCATTTTCCATATACTTAATCTCCTCTTGCATTGCAGTATTTAGAGCATCAAAATATTTATTTCTATAATCTTGTGGTGTATGATAATCACAAACATAATTTTTGTGTAATTCATCACAATACCAATCACATTTTACAAGTATCTTTTCATAAATGGATAATTCATGTTTTTCTTTATCGTGTAATACATGTACTGATTCTTTGATATAATTTTTCAACTTATCCTTGTCATTCTCCTCCGCATGAAAGAGAAGATTATGTTTGTAAATATCCATAAGGGTATGTAAATCATGTTTAATTTCTGCAACCTCTTTGTTTACCTTCTCCCACGATAAAATAATTTCTTCTGTTTTGTATCCTTGTAATTCTTCTTTCAGTTTATTAGATAAACCTTGTGTTTTAGTTATTTTCTCTTCATTGTATTGTAGCTCATTATCAATAACAAAACCACGCATTTTAATTATCCGTAAGAAGTGTGCGAACTTATTTGTATTATAACAATCAAGGGTATATCTAAATGATGCCAGTATTCTATCATACCGGTCGCTTTCTTGTTTATCGTATGAAGCACTGAAATAATCAACAACTAATTTTTTACCCTCTTGTATTTCAAAGAGGACTTCATCCACATTATCATATTTATATGCTTTCCATGTTTTACTTTCAAAAAGGTAATATAAATGTGTAATATTTCTACACCGATTAATTTGTTGCACCATTGCTGGTGGTGATATTGTATGTCCTTTGTAATAACAAAATACTGGTCTCTTCATAGTACTATCTAAACCATAAACAATTTTAGGAGAAAATGCAACATACTTATGAGCGTCTAAATCAATATCACCAGAATAATCACTTGAATAAAATACAAAATCAATTTCATGTTTCTCTTTCATGTCAATAACAAACTTTTCACCAACCGCTTTACTATCCAAACATACCATAGCTCCTTCATCTTGACTACCTACATAATCACAAAACTCATCGTAAGAAAATAATTCACTGGCTTCAATACCCTCATTATGTTTGTATTTATTGTTAATATAGATAATATCATTACGATTAATATCTTCCAGAGTTAATAAAAATCTAATTGAATTATCACTTATATCAGCATCTGTCATAATTACCCTATCACCTTGCATTAGTAGTTGATTAAAATATTTCCAAATGATAGTCCGTTTATTACATAGATTAGGACAATCAACAAAATATTCAATAAGAGAATTATATTCATCAAGGTATATATCATAACTTTCAAAATCACTCCAATTACCCATTTTCATGAGACTATCAATCGTGATTACAATATTATATCCCTCGTGGTCGTACCATGTTTCTATATCTTCATGCCAGAAACATTCAATACCAGCATCTCTAAAAACCTTAACTTGTTCTTTGCCAAGAGAAACCCTTGATACAACAGATATAAACCTTTTGTAATTACCATCTTGTTTCTCATAGGATTTAGTAATATAATTTTTGAATGCAGTTGTTTTACCAGTACCAGTATCGCTACGACATAAACAATATCTATGAATAATATTATTGAAAAACTTACCATCACTATCCTTATCTAAATATCTTAAATCAATCTCTCTATCATGTTTTGTTTTATGGATATTATCAATCCGTAATTTATTGTATCCCATCATGGTTTTAGCATCGCTGACATAAGAAGACCTATCCAATAAATGTTCTAAACACATATAGTTCTGTGGATTGCAACTATTCCAAATACTTTCATTTTCATCTTCATTGTAATATATTTTACCAGTTTTTTCATCTGTACCATTTTCATAAGAATAATGTTCCCAAAGGTCTTTCATTTCTGGTGTAGTAAAGGATAATAATTTCATAGCAGTTGTAAAAATATACCAATCAACCCGGTCTCTAAAATATGTTTTAGGTAATCCATCCAATATATCAATCATAAGTGATTCATCAAACAGATAAGAATATTGTGTTAAATCTACTTCATCTTGCTCGTATGCTTCTTTACAAGATATTTCACCTTTGCAATTTTTTTTGAGTTTTTGTTTCGGTTCTCTTTTCTTTCTGTATAGATTCATAGACAACCATGTTTCCAATTCAACTGGTAATGGTTTAATGTCAACTGCATTCAATACAACATATTCACCTTTTTTATCTTCCTTTTTCTTAATCCTTTTATCATATCTGGATTTATCAATAACACTTGAAGGAGCTACGATGTAAGAATTATCACTTCTAATATCAATATTATGTTCTTCATTTGCAGTTGTTTTAATAAGAGGAGTATATTGAAATACTAAATGTTCTCCACCATTAGCGGTTTTGAAAGTTAATGTATTAAACTTCTTAATATAATCTTCACCAAAATCTTGAAGAAACTTACTTTTTTCTCTGTCAAAAGGTAGTACAACACCTTCTTTATATTTTTCATAAAAATCTAAATCAACAACAATAATATCACTATGTTTACCACAAACAATTCCACGATTTTGTTTCATGTATGTTTCTTTCAATTGATTTAATGTTTGCCGTTTCCATTTATTTTTATTGATGAATCTGGTTTTTTTCTTATCTTTACTCCACTCACTTGTGGGTTCTTTACCTAAATCTTGCAAAGTAAAGGTTGAGAAATATTTAGTATCCATAATATTAGAATTAGAATTATTTTGAGTGGTGGATTTAGAATTAGTTTTTGCGGAGGATTTTTGAGCGGAGGATTTTTGAGCGGACATTTTATTTTTATAAACTTAAAAATAAAAAAAAATGACTGAATAAACGCATTTTTGAATATCACTTAAAAGTCTAAATGATATTTTTTAAAAAAGGATTTTATAAGAAGTTATAGAGAGAAAAAAAGTTTTATTTATTTTTTTACAAATAATTTAATTTTTCCGCAATTGTTTAATTTTTCCGCAGTTTTAAATAATTTTGAATTATTCATTTTGAAATATTTCTTTATTTTCATCCACCACTTCAAAAAATGTTTTTATATCATTTTTTTTCTCTGTGCCATGTATATCTACTGGTACATAACCTTTATTTTGCAAATATTCATATTTATCTTTATGTTTATGTTTGAAATCTTCAACACGATTTTCTCTTAAATAATATCTGTATAAATTACGAATCTTAATATATTCATTATTACTTAAATATTTCTTCTGGACTACTTCTTTATTATTCTTATAATATTCTTTTGATTTTTCATTATTCCTTTTTCTCCATTCATCATCATGTTTTAGCTCGTTGTGATACTTATTATTTTCTCTTTCACGCTTTTTCTTGTATTGATTTACAATTGATTTAATTTTATCATCTGTGTATGATTCCATTTTATTTATAACCTTGCATAGAAAAAAAATGTTGAAAAAAAAACGAATAATCCAAATTGACAAAAACGAGATTATATATTTGTCAAAATGGATTAATAAAAAATGAAATAAAAAACAATAAAAATCGTTTGTGCCAAAATGGTTTACATTTCAACTTGAATATCATTCGCCTTGATTGTAAGAGTGCGTAAGTGATAGACAAATATTTTCCATAGGGTATTAACAGATGGGACATTATATTCAGCATCAGTACCTTCATATTTCAAGTCTAAACGAGCTGTGCGTCCTCTACCATCAAATACTGCATTATCTCCCATAGCCAGCATACGACCAACAACAAAGTTTCTGTTATAATTTTCAAATGATTTAGGTTCAATACCAAAACTTATGAGGGATTTTTCTAATTCCACGATGAAATTAGCATCTATACCACCATTCTTATTTGTTGTTTTAGCAGTCTTAATCGCTCTGCTCGGCACCATCTTACCATTCAAGAAAAATGAATATTCACTTAAACCATTACTGCAACCTTCCAAACCAGTTCTATTACTACGAAGTTCAAAATCCTCAATAAACTTCTCTTTATCTTTTGTAATCATGTAAGTATCTTTTGCGGCTGTCTGGTGGTGGCATGGATAGATAGTAGCGTCAGTAGGCATACAGATTAAACCTTTCGCTCTTGCGTAATCTAAATGGAGAGGGACAGATGCTTGTACCTCACTTTTGAGTGTAGAATGACGCTGACATCCAACAGAAGGATAATCAAAGCGTACAACACCACCACTTTCTTTAACTTTTGACATCATACCTCTCTCGTATTCTGGGGACATATCAATCTGTTTTACAATTAGTTCAACATTAGAGATAGTGCATGTCGGTTGAAACGAAGACCCAGCGGCTGCTCCTTTGAGGGCATCGCTGTATAAGAAAAACTCGTCGTCAATATCCGCACCAGATTTATTCTCTGCTTGTGCCGTAAGAGTGATTACAAGATATTTATCTTTTGTTTCAATCTCCTTAATAATCATAGCATCTGTATCAACATCGCTTCCATCATTTTTAGCAACAGCAAGAGCTTCACCGGGTATAAAGGGACAATTCTGCACTAACTTCTGGTTATTAGCATGTTCTACATAGAGAGTATCTGTCTTATCACCACCTCCCGCTTTCCAGTTAGACCCACCAGCATCTATACCATGAATAACTGGGTTGAGTGGGGCTCTGCGGTCTCTTAACGCTCCATCAAACTGCCTAAATAGATTGCGACCATTCGCCATAACGAGTTCAAGATAAACACCATTAGTCAACATATTAGGATAGACCTTGCTATTTTCACCAAAAATACCACAATGGATAGGTAGGGTGATTTTCGCTGGGATAAACTCTGTTGTATTGTCAGCGTCCGCCGTCTTGTCTGGTGCGTCGCCAGACCCAGAATTAATACATTTATTATATGGTGAATAGATATAATCATTACATACCGACCGGGTTGTCCCTTGTGTACCTCTGGTGTTCGGCACCCACTGACCCGCTCCCTCCGTCATAGCTCGTTTTCTCTGTATAACATCATCTTTCTCAAAACCATATTTAAGTGATACATAAGAAGCATATTCGGTATTTTCTTCAAGTAAAGTTTCACGATTACCAGCATAGACTCTCAACTGGGAGAATAGAGAGTTTGCACCAATTTCTCCGTCAAGTGTAAGACGAGTGGTGGTAATGTCAGCCGCAGAGAAATCACCAGAAATTAAAGCATCAAACTGCAAGAAAGTATCTTTACCAGAGAAAAACTTAACAGATGGTGGTATGTAAATACCAATTGTCTGGTCTTGTGAAAAGTCCAAACCATTTTCAGCAGAAATACGAATATCAGTTTGACCGATATTAATTTTACCCTCGCTTTGAAAGAAACTCATTTTTATAAATTAACTTATAAAAAAAAATGAATCATAAAAAAAATGAAAAAGGGATAAAGAGAAAAGTTAATAAAATTGTTGATTGCCATCTGGTAATTTATATGATGCATAATTAAAACCTTTTTTAGCATGTTTAATATGTAATGTAGCCAGTGCTGGGTAATAAAAATCTGTAATAAGACCATTTTTTTGAATACCCATATATTCAGTATCAATAGCACGACATTTTTTAAAATGAGGTATATTTTTGAGTACCATTTTCGCTACTTCTTTATTAGGTATGAAATAACAACAAGCATGTGATATTTTAAACTTTTCATTATCTATTTTATTTACGCTGTTATGTCTTAATATTTTTCTAATATCATTTTTTTTCTCTTCTTGAAAATCCTTCGCTTCATATAACTTTAATGATGTCATCCACCCACCGAGATAAGTGAAATTATCTAATTTTAATCCCATCTCCATTGCCAATTCAAGTTTATCAATATCTAAAATACAATCATCTTCTAATATTACAACATCTTTTAAATCTTCATCAATTATTTTCTTTAATAATGATTTATGACCTTCGGCACATGAAATAACTTTTCTCTTGAAATCATCTTTCGGGAATAACTTAAAATAATATTCATCCATCTTTTCTATGGTAATATCTTTATAATGTGTGGGTTTGAATAATTCAAAGCGACTATCACCTTTATACTTTTCACTTCTATCATCATATGCATTCAATACAAATACTTTCATTTTTATATATAATAACTTATAGAAAAAAAATACATATTTAAACGCACTTAATCCAGAATGGCAAAAACGATTTTTTATTTATTCTGGACTTTATAAATTAATCCAAATTGACACACATATAAAGTCGTTATTGTCAATCTGGATTAATTACCACCATTTATTCATATCTCTCTCTTCTTTTTTTTTAACTAATTCTAACACCTCTTTAATATCTTGCCGTAGCTCCTTGACATCATCAACAATTTCTTTCGCCATGGTTTTAATTTCTTCAATCATTTTTTTATTTTCAGCGACCTTGTGATTTTTAATCTTCTCGTCGCCCATGGTATTGAGAAATCTATAATTACTGGGAATCATTTTACTTTATAATAGAATAAAAAAAAATCTTATTTATAAATATAAAATGTCTAATCCTTATGAAGAACTACAAATATTAGAATGCAATAATTTATCTTCTGTTGAGTACCGAGGAGGTAATCAAGATAGTCCAGCAATATTTACAAATAAGATGGGGTCAGTAGTAGAATTAAAAAGAGGTGATAAAGTATCAGTAGATAAAGCATTCATAAATGAGAAAGGTTGTGGTTTACCACAAGGTATAGAAGTGAAAGGTCAAAACCTACCATTTCATAAAACATACACATTTACAGAGACGAAATCTGCTGGTTTCAATGAAAGTTATGATAAACTTGAACCATCTATTTACATGGAGTGTAAACACAAAGAAATTACAAAAACTTTGAGAGATGATACTATGAATATTGAAATGAATTATTATAAAAATGTAAATGGTGAAAATTATTTTCATTTACCCAGAAGATTCGCACATGAAGACCAAGTAAGGGCAACACCCAGCAACGCAGATAAACCTATTACCACTAATATCCCCAAAGCTCATTTAATATGGGATGATATTGATAGTGTAGCAAATGGTAGGGTATTTTACCCAGTTGCCACCGCTGGTGGTGATAAGAATAGTTTATCTTTTGCTGATTACTACTGGATTTTTGATGGCACTACTGACGCTGGATATAAAGACGGAGGCAAGGAGGGATATTACAAACCTATAAATGACGGAACAAAAATGACGATACTTACAAGAGAAATAAATGTTTTCAATGGAGGAGAAGTAGATTTACCAGATGATTTAAGGGGTGGTGGTTTAACTACTGGTGAAGATATATGGGAACAAGAGAATACTGGGACATTTGCAAATCCAATACATTCTTATGATTATAATATCCTACAAGATTTATTAGAAATTAAGATTGATAAAGGATATAATTCACCGGAAGATATTGCATTAAAGATTACAGAACAATTACAAGAGGCACAAGAACCACAACCCTATTATGTAGAAGATACTGGTGATACACCTCACATACATGAAATAACTTCAACAACTGACACAAATACATTTAAGGCGATGAATTGTGCGTGGATAGGAGGTACACTTAAAGATAATTTTGATGAATATATGAAGAGTATGGCACTCCAAGATACAGAGAAATCACTTAATTATTTCTCTTCATTTCAAAATATCGGTGTCAAGAGACCAGATTTATTTACATTAGGAAGAAAAATCAATGCATGGAACGAGCAAATATTTATCAAAAATACCATAGCGAGAACAGACCCAACCGACGGCAACACTACTGACCCAATTATAACATCGTGGGAATGGGAGAGCGATGAACTAATAGAACCTTTATTGAAAAAATTATCTGCATTATTTATAGCACAAGAGACATACCCAGAATTATTTAAAGATAATAATACAATATTCGGCGATGAATATTCACAACCTCCACCAAAAATAAATGTCAATACAGCTCGTTTCTTACACATGAATAGATACAACAACACAGATGGAAATATAGATGATAGATTAGGTTATGATAATAAAGTGGATAAAGGAGCTAATAGGTGTAGTATCCCATTCTTTTTCAAATATGATAAGGATTTTGAAGGTAAAATGACAAGTGGTTTAGACAAAACTCGTCTCTCTTATGGTTTCGGTACAAAAACATTACTTGCTGACGGCAAATATTATTTAACATTACACCCAGAATTGAATGACGGAATGTATCCTTATATTTTTCAATATCAACCAGCAAACACGATTACTGCTGATACAACATTGATAGGGTGGGACTGGAACTTCAATGCATATTCTACAATCGCAATCGCCTTGTATAGTGGTTATGAGAAATATACCTATGATGGACTCACACAACCGGGTATTGTTAATTTTGAGTTTAGTGATGTAGATGTCCCAAAAAATATTGATAATATAGCGGATGTCTTGTCAAGGGTTTATATCGGTGCGAATAATAGTGCCATGGAATATAGTGATAGTCATTTTCAGTTTAAATATTTACATACAGCAGAAAATGTAGGTCAATCTTTTGATGCTGGAAACTCTGCTGTTGATAGTGATAAAAATATTATTGACCCTATTATTGCTGACGCTGGGGAGGAGTGTTATAAGATAAATAAAAGATTAGAATTATGGAATTATTGTCCGGATATGAGACCATACGAATTAACTGAAACAATCCTTAATGTAGCAACTAATCTGGCGGTTGACGATTTAACCCCTCTTGCCGGACAACCAGAGAAGTTTTCACATATAAATAAAAATGACCCATTACTGGAACAGAAGATAAAACCACTTAATAAATCAATATTACCATTTTCGGTTATGGATAGTCATTGTGGAGTTGTACTCTTAATGGGTAATACTTTTGAAGAGAACAACTGGCGAGAAGGTTTATCTGGTATATTAGGATTTACATACAAACAATTTAATCCAGATATAGTCAATGATTCAAATAATCGTAATGCAAGGATAGAATATTCAAATATAGATAAATTGAAATATCTTACAACTAATAGTGAAATAGTTTCAACAGATGCGAAAAATTATGTCATGAATCGGTGGGGAGCTATAATGTACTCTACACAAATACCGACACCATTACTTATAACTGGCTGGGGACAGAAGGGAGCAAATACTGAAATCACAAGAGACTTTCATGCTGGATACTTATATCCTCCTATTGTAGAACAAACACAATCCATACCAGTTAATTCACAAGAACTGGCAAGAACAATGATAAGACCTTATTATTCAATTAGAAGTGATTTAATATTACAAGAGAATAATAAGTATCACGGCTCAATGGATAGTGGTGCGAGATTACCAATCATTGCATTAATTAATAAAGAAAATGGAGATGGAGATTTCTATTTTGATGGAGGGGAGTTTGAGTTTACAATAACAAATGATATGAATATTTCTTCAATAACAACTTCAATACATGACCCAGACGGCTCACTGGCAAATCTTAATAATGGGTCTGGTATTGTTTATAAAGTTTCAAGGATTAAAAATCTTGATATGTCAATAATTGAAGAAATAATGGGAGAAAAAAAATAAATGTTATGGTATAATGGAATTAGAACTGGATGCAAAAAATATACTTGAAATGCGATTGATTAAAGATTGTATAAATGATAGTCGTTATAGTGATGACATGAAAAAACAATTGACACAATTTATAGAAGATATAATAACTACATTAAACAAAGAGAATAAGGTTGAAGTAAACATTGTACTTGAAACAGAAACAAGTACAGAAGAAGAAAGTGATGATTATGTGGTAGAAGAGAAATGGGATTAATCAAAATATTTTATAGTTTGCAATAAGGTATATTCTTTATGATTCTTTTTATTAACCTTTTTATTTAAGAAGATATAATGTTTAAGATAATCTAAAACATTGTGATAATCTCTATTATATTTTTGCTCTAACATTTTATATTTATAGTTGAGAAAAATAATATTTTGTAATTCTTGTGGTATATTTAGCGATTGTATCAATAATATTTTTTTATACATTATTAATAAATGGAGAAAAAAATATTATACAAACCTTTTAAGAGTAAAGCGAAGCATAAAAAATATTCTGTTTATGTAAAAGGAGCTACTGGTAATCCACGATTAATACATTTCGGTGATAATAGATACGAACATTTCAAAGATAAAATAGGTGAATGGTCTCATTTAGACCATAATGACCCACAGAGAAAAAAGAATTATTACAATAGACATGGTAAAGCCACTTCAAAGGATAGTGCAAAATACTGGTCTCATAAAATATTATGGTAATCCAATATGGCACAAACGATTTTATTATATTTTAATTAATCCAAATTGACACCATATATAAGTCGTTAGTGCCAATATGGATTAATCTATAATTATGTGTATAAAAATATGTAAAAATGTCAAAAATACCCTATAAATCTATTATTATGTGTTATTTATATTAGATTTATGGTCTCTTATGGTCTCTGGATACATAAAATTATAATTTTATTTGTAAATATAGGTAATTTAGACATAATACTTGATTTATGGAGAGAAAACATGTTATTTATAGACATTTTTTTAGATTTAGAATTAAATTATGAGGTATATACTCATAATTTTAATTATCCACGATAAAAACAATATTAATAAAATCCTATCCATTATAGAAATACAAGATACAATTACTTTGCCATTTTTTTCATTTGTTTTTTTAATTCTGCAATTTCCATTCTCAATGATTTAATTATTTCATCCTTCTCACTATCCTTCTTCATTTTTTCTTCTCTTGCTTTCTTTCTCTTATCCTTCTCCTCTTGACTTACAACTTTCGGTGGTTTAAGTTTAACTACCTCTGGTTTCCTTTTCATTTTCTTTCCAGATTTAATATGTCTTAATTCTGGTGGTGAGCTGTCTTCATTTACCTTGTATCCAGCGTCTTCAATAAGTTTAATAATCTTTTCTCTTGATACTCTACCCTTCGGTACTTTTAATTTCATTAATTCATCATACTCCTTAATCATTCTTTTAAGTTCTGGTACAGACAACATTTTATAATATTTATTTATAAATTATTTAAGATATAGAAATACAAAAAAAGGTTTTTCTATTTTTTTTATCCCTCATGTCTTCTAATATCTTTAATTTTTTTTCCAATTTTTTAAGTCTTTCTCTTTTTTTATATATCATTGTTGACCTACTAATAGTATCACAACGATACATTCTTACTATTACCTCTCTATTAAATGCAACACGGCAGAGCGTCTTTTTCATAGAATTATTTTCTATATAATAGTATAAAATAATAAATGCCGAAAAATAATACGATTATTCATAAGTCATTCTCCAAGAAAGATTTACTAAAAATCATTGATGAGTTTAAAATAATTATAGGTGTCAATGAATCACATACTAAATTATGTGTTGCCACAACCCTATGGGAGCTATTAGTCAAAATGCAGTATTTAGAAATACCACAAGATAATTCACTATTAATTAAAGATTTACCCGGTTTAAGAAACTACTTGAAAAATCCTAATCCAAGAAAACCATACTCTGTTAAAGATAGAGATAGATATATCTTGACAGCAAAAAAAATAAATCATTACTGCGAGAATGGTTATGATATTAGTAAATCATTATACACAGATAGACTACAATTATATAATGATGCTGATGAAATATCTAAATATGGTGATATACCTATTGTACGAAAAACAATTACAAAATTAATGAAAGATATAAATAGACCATATCTTATTAAACCTCATATATCTCCACATATTCAACATGATATAGAATTGAAAAAATCACTGAATAAAAAATCAGTATATATGAAATGTAAAGTTAAACATGGAAAGTTTATTGTACGCTTTGATTAGTGCGGTAATTTATCCAGATTTTTTTTCTATGTTTAAGTATAAAATGAATAGCAAGTTGCAAAGTGATTTAGATTTCGGTTTCAAAAGTGAAGATGAGAGTATGCCATATCTTGAATCAATATTCGGTAAACTAAAAAAAACAGAACAATATAACAAGTTTGATTACTTGAATGATAAATGCAAGATAGAACTTAAAACTCGTAAATGTAGATTCGGTCAATATCCAGACCTTTATTTTGAATTAGGTAAAATTAAAGAAGGTATTAAGTTTAAGAAAGATAATCCAGATAAAAAGGTTTTTTTTATATGGAGATGTCTATATACAAGTGATAAAGAAGAAGGTTTTTATTACTGGGAACTAAATGAAGAGGAAGTTAATACTGGATATGGTGGTAGAAATGATAGAGGTAGAGATGAATATAAGATATTAGTTAAGATAAAAAATAAATACATTAAGCCTCTTTTTTCACATAAACCGACTTTATAGTGTCTATATCTGTACCCATTTTATTAGATAATTCTTTCTCTTTCTCTTTTACATCTTTAAGTAAATCACTGGCAACTATTTTTCTTATCATGGTTGTAGATATTGATTTATTTAAATATTTTTTACTTGTCTTTATAAGTAGTTGAGATAATGCATTACGACTAATAGGAAATAAGTTTTTACTATCTCCATTTTTTCTTATATACATGCGAATTATTTTTTCAAGGTCTTTCGGTACATTAATCACCTTCTCTTTATAACGCTTACTCGTTTTATAATCATTCATTATGAACTGCATTTTTGTTTTATCAATTACAAGATAATTATTATCTTCTTTTTGTTTATCGGTTAATTTATTATACTCTCTACGAGTAATTTTTTCAAGATTTGATAAATCATTTCTCATAGGAATACGGATTAATATTTCAAGAATCACATATACTTGTAATAGTTTATATTCTTTCTGTGTCAACTTATCTTTTTTTTTAAGTTTAGGTATATCTAAATCTTTCTGTATCTGTTTCACCATGTCTTGTAGCTCATTTAACTCAATGAAATTATTTTTCTGTTTTTCACTGATAATACCACTCTGTTGATTTTCAGTATATTTCTTATTTAATTCATCTCTAACCTCATTATACTTTTCTATGGTTTTATTATCCTTATCCTTACTCATTAAATAAACTATGATAGAATTGTAATAATTTCTCTGGGTTGTAAAATGTTTATCTTCTAATTTCTTTTTAACTTTATCTACTTCATTTAGAAAATTAAGATTATCTTTCTCAAATATTTTCATTAATTTATTAAGATTAGATACATACATCTTGATAGTTGATTCTTTTGCATTAGGTCTCGCTTTTGAAATTAAATCTTTAAGGTTTTCTGTCATTTTATAATATAAGGTTAGATTTTTTTTTGATTAATCCAGATTGACAAAAACGGATATATATATGTGTCAATATGGATTAATAAAAGAGAAAAACAAAATATAAAAAAATAATAAAAATCGTTTGTGCCATCTTGGATTACGACCAGTAAACTTCAAGTTGTCCGTCTTTGAGGGTTGCATATCTCAACTGCTCTGTGTAGGCAATCTGTAAATATTTACCAGTGGCGAGACCTTGTCCCGTACCAGCATTATCTCTGGCATTCATAGTTAATTCAACACCCTTTGACCCTACACGCTCACCATGATTCAGTCTCCATCCTTGATAAAACTGATTAACTAACAACTGGTCTTGTGTCCTCCCATCAAAATGATATGTCGCACCCGCTCCCGCACCGGGGATAAGGTCATGTCCTCCACCAGAATAAATAGGTCTGGGGACATATAATTGTTTCTTTTCTGCGTCTCTTAAATTGTGATAATGTCTTGCACCATTCTTAACATTCTGGGGATACAAGAACTTTTCATTATAGAATAAATTAGATTCTAATTCACCGACAGCGTCGCCAGTATTTACAAGACCCCTCGCTCCATAGTGAGAGCAAATGCCGAGGTCTGGTGAAGCGGCTTGGTCTTTATATCCAGCATAGCACCTCGTCACAAGGCGACCAGCTCCCCCCACATTTCTAATATTCGTTTTTGAGGTGTCGGTGCCGTCAGCCGCAGAGGTAATCTGCTGTCTTGAAATTACATAATCAAAATACTGGAAAGTTAAATCCTTATTCATACTCGCCCACTGCTCCATTTGACCGGGATAGAAAATGTGGTCGCTGATAAACTCAACAGAGTTTTGGTCTATCTGGAACTCAAATCCAGTATCACCCTCATCTGCTTTGGAGAGAACCATTCTTTCAAGAGAAGCGGGAGGAGTGAAATATAATTCAATCTGGATTCTATCACTACCCATGGTGAAGAGGGGAAGTTGATTACCAGTTTTTAAGAAGGGGAACAAGTCATGTAATGCAATTGAGAATGTTGGGAATAATTCATTATGGTTTGCCTCACTACTGACAATACTGAACTTACGAGGAGTTAATCCTACTCGTGAACCATCTGTTGCTTCACCACCATACTCCTTGCCATTTTGGAGAACAAGGAACTCTGCTTCTGTATTTGCTTCAAATCCATCAGTATCCGCAGTAGCATCAACATCTTTGTATGCCGGTCCCCACGCAAGACATGTACCACTCTTATATTGCTCTCTTTCTTGCTGGGTGCAGTTGTCTTGAAACGCATTTTTTAGACTCTTAAACCACCCGAACTCATCTATATCACAGATGACACGACCAGAACTCGTTTTAAGAACCGCTCTCTGGATTAGCGAGTGAACTCCTACCGATAATGGATAGAATGCAGTTAAAATATTATCAGTGGTTTTAACTTGACAACCGAGGGAGATACTTGAAGATGGAGAAAGGAAACCTTTTGGCTCTAATTCAAAACGGCAAAATGTATTATCACTTGAAAAAACAACTGGACGAAGAATATCACTTTCTACCTCTTGTGCGGTTGAGGTTGGGAGCTGTCTTAAATTAATAATATCCGGTTGAGCGGAGCGGTCTTTGGAAACCTCTCTTTTCGCCATGGGGTCGCTGGGGTTATATTCAGTACTCATTTTATATTTTAATCAATATAAAAAAAAGGTTGTAAGATAATTTTAAAAAAGGGAATTAATCCATATTGTCAATAACGATTTTTATATGTTTATTTTATTCTTTAATTAATCCAGTTTGACACATTAATAAAGTCGTTTGTGTCAATTTGGATTACTGCACTACTTGTAAACCATTTTGGTTAAATATAACACTTACCTCACTATTAACAAAGACGAAAACAGATTGAGGAGAATTGGTTGTAAGGTCTAACTCCATATTGAGACCGAACTGACTACCGGGATTGGAGAAGTCAGCCCCTTGTCCGCCGAGGTGGTCGTAGGTAATACCGAGACCCCATGCATATCCACCATTAGGTATTTTAGTGTACTGAACTTGGTTATTGTCTGTGGTGTTATTATTGTTATTCATATCTCTATTTGTAGTAGTAGAACCTAACTGGATAGAATCATTTTCATTAAATAATCTTACAGCAGAAACATAATCCTTAATTACAACTGGGTCGCAATCAATTGTCTTGGGACTATCACGGAGATTGGTGTTTAATTCATACATTTTAGGATACATAGTGCCTCCCTTCGTCCAGACAACCTTACGGATTGGGGCGAGGTTGCCGTCTGTATTAGATGGCATAAGGGTTGCATATCCATTCTGTTTTCTATTATTCAAATATGAGCTGGGGATAAATGAAGTAAAAACACTTCTAACTTTTGATAATCCTAAATTAAAGACAATATTCGCAGATTGAGAATTAATCGTGTCATAATAACTGGATACAGACTGGTAAGTAAATCCAGAAGACGCTCTCTTCATTAATCTTGATAATTCATCTGGGGTGTAATCTCTAACCTCACAACATAATTTCAAATCACTAAACTCATACCATGCTGTGGAGATAGTTGAATCATCCCCAGTATCACTATATATCATTTGTGAATCACTTGCGAGGGCGAGGACTATTTCTAATCCCCCGAGCATATTTTCACCGAGGGGTATATCCATCGTCCCATTAAATAATCCACATGGTAAGGGCAGACAGAACTCGTTTTCAGCGTCTTGTCTTACGACATTATCGTTGAATAACTCAAAATTGGATTGCTCTAATGAAGATTGAGACCAGTGAGTATCAGCATCTTCTCTTGAAGTGGCAAGTGGTAAGAAGTTTTTAAGAAAGTGAGCGTAATGTCTAACATTCTCTATTGTCTGCTGATGCTTAATTGAACGAGTGGTTAGGGATTGAAAAGCACCATAGACACCTAATCTTTCATCTGCGGCTTGTACTCCACCAGCCGCAGTAGGGGGGTCGCTGTCATCCTTGTAAAATCTTAATTTACCAGCGACACGGACTGAACCGGGTATGAGGGTTGCATTAATTGATGGCAATTGAAAAATTAAATTAGCAATACCTTTATGAAAACTCATTTTACCATCACTTGTTTTATTGGATACGGCTACTTCTAAATAACGATTTGACATATTTTTATAATTTAATTAATATATTATTATTTAAAGAAAACAATCAAAAAGTTTACTATGAGCTACTTTCTGTTGAAGTATTTAAATCCACCCATATTTCTTTATATAACCTCGCATTATGTGGACTTGTTTGCATTTTAACATTCTTACAATCTTCTCTCCATTTTGGGAGGGCATTAGGATTACTGGGTTTTCTCGGTAAATCTTTGGGTACTTTATAATCTGGGTGTGCGATTAACTTTTCTTGAATAATAGGGTCATTAAACTTTATTACCATTTTTATAATTTTCTTAATATAATTTTTTTATTTTAAATATTATAAAAAAGTTATGAGTCTAATTATTACAAGTAATCAAATTGAAGATGGATTGGATGAGGATGGTGTAGCACAAGAACCATACATGTATCGTAATTATATGAAACAACCTTTAATTATACCGAAAGATAGTGAAGTAGCAGTGCAGTCTGTTAAGTTTTCAAGAGATGAAAGCATTACCATAAGACCGGGACAGAAATGGTTTCAAATGTATAATATTAATTTAGAAGATTTAAATGATGGCAGAACTTCAAATGATACAACTGGCTATCCTATTGAATGTAATATTGAAACAACTGATAATGTGGAGCAACAAGTTTCTCTTGAAACATTTTTAAATAAAATTACTGGGGCAGTAAGGAGAGGGTTTCCTCACCCAGATGTTTTAGGTGAAGTAGTAGATACTGATATTACACCTATTTGTAAATCATATTATACTGACCCCGGAGATACTTTCGCTGGTTTAACATTAAGACAATCCTCTAAACTTTCTGCGGAGGATGATGATTTCACACCGACACAAATTAAAAAAGGCTACCCAGATGCAGACAATGACAAGGCTTTAACTTGGAATAGTGGCACAAGAGAGGTCATAGCACCAGACCATGTTTTTAATCACCCTCCTAATAATGAAATTGACCCCATTGGATATTTTGATGAGAGACCCATGAGTTTATATAAAGGTAATATGAGAATAGATATTGCTGGTATATGTAAGGATGATAGTGATTTTGAAGTAGATACTCAATGTGCGTTTGGTTTAACTCGCTCCTTTGATAAATCACAAGAGAACTTTTCAGCATTAGAACCAGATTATTTCGCACAAGCACCATTTTTATCTAATGGAGAGGTTGGAGGTGTACGCAATGCCGGACAACAACAATTCTTTGACTATGCAATTAGAATTGAACCGAAATCACTAACTGATGACGATACAGAAGATAATGTTTTAAAAGTTGTTGCGGCTTGTCAAGTTAATGAAGGAGGAGACGAGGAGAGTATATGTATGAAAGAGATTGAATATTGGGGATGGTCTAAAATTGGTGCTGATAGTCCAGCATTTGACGAGCAATATAATATGAGTGAAAATGATGATACAATTAATCAATTCTTAATTAGAACAGAGGGAGAACAAGTATTATTTTATTATCATACTGGTGCTTTGTCTACCAGTGATAATCCTCTTGACGATGCTGGGTGGAAATTATTTTGTGGATTCTCTATGGCATCTTTCACTGCAACAAATAATAAAAATATCCCTCCACCGATAAATCAGTGTCAGTGGATGATGTATCCTCAATTTTGGATTTCTTCAAAGAAGGTTGGAGCCCCCGGTGGTGATGTTGTAGGTAAATTAAAGTTTTCTGCTTTCTCTGGTAGAGATTTAACTAATATAGGTGGTGATTATTACAATCCGGATACTGATTGGTGGGCGAGAATGAATGAAGAAAATACACTCCCTAATTGTCAAGCAGTAGAGACACGCCCGAAGTTTAATGACCCATGGAGACAAGATGGAACTTTTTACACACAGCTCGGTTGTGGTAGTAAAGGTGTTGTAAATGGTTATGTCTGGGCGTATATATTACTACCAGATACAGAATATTATATACCTACTGATGGAGCGAATGCAGATAAATTATTAGGTTTTGATAATTATACTATATTACAACCAGCGAAAATCGGTGCTACTTATGATGGCGGATATGGTTGGAAATATGACAGCGTTGTTGTACCACCTCTTATCAATGACAGCTCATTATTCATTCGTCTGGATAATTTTACACAAAAGACACTTAACTCTGCTGTATCACGACCTTCAAAGATATTATATTGTTGTCCTCGTTTTGATAGTAGTGGTAGGTCTAACGGCGACGGCTTGTATTTTGAACCCCACGAACGAGTATATGTGAAACTGGGTAATCCTACTGAACTAAATATCAATGAGTTTGATATTTCTATCTGTGATATAGGTGAGCGTCTTGCTAAACACCTCAAAGGACAAACAATTATTAATTTGCATATTAGAGAAAATCAAACCGGTATGAGACAAGAGGATTATTTGAAAAAAGAAAAAGATGAAGGTGTCATGATTTTTTAAAATGGAATATTAATTTTTAGATTTAATTTTACTTTTTTATCGTAATTAATAGAAAATAATAATAATTTATTAATTATAAAGATGGATAAAATGCCTATTGTTGAAGATTTTGAGGAAGAAATCAATAAAGAGACTGGTGAAACTAACCCTAATTTTCAATATGATAATGAAGCCCCCTTACCCACAACTGATAATCCCAGTTTAAATGGCATGGGTGAGGATTTAGAGATAAAAGAAGTTGTTGAAGAGACACAACCTTCACCACCTACTAAAATGACAAAGGCGGAGATTTTTGACATACCTTCACCGAAACAAGATAAACCTAAAAAAGAAAAAAAAGAAAGAAAGAAGCGTCCACCCATGAGCGAAGAACATAAAGAAAAATTAAAGAAAGCAAGAGAGAAAGCATTAGAGACTCGTAGAAGAAATGCAAAAGAGAAAAAAGAAATGAAAGAATTAGAAAAACGAGCTAAACAAAAGAAGAAAGATAATTTAAAGAAGTTTGTTGAAGGTGAAACAGAAACAGATAATGAACCTAAAACTAAAATTGTAGAAAAAGTCATTAAACAAGACATAGATGTAGAAAAAGCGGTTTTAGATGGAATCATGAAATATGAAACAATAAGGAAAAGTAGAAAGAAAAAGAAAGAAGAAGAGAAACAACTACAAAGAGAAAAAGAACAATTAAAGAAACAGATAAATAATGCAGTACAACCACAAGGAGCTGTGTATCACGGACAACATGGATATTTTGATAATTGTTTTTAAAGGTAAGTAATTAAATTAATCCAGATTGACACTAACGACTTTATATTGATGTCAATTTGGATTAATCCTATTATTTAAATAATAATAAAAAC